CAGTCAGCACGCCAAGCTATCGACGCGGAGCGCCTGGAGCTGGCCGACCGCCAAGCCTCACTGAATGAGGCCCTGGGCGGCAACCGCAGCGCCGAGCAAGCCCGTGCTGACCTGAACGCCATGGATCGCGGAGAGGTTCCTCAACGGTTTCAAGACCGATTGAGCCAGCGCGCCGACGCCATCGTGAAGGGTTTCGACAAGAACCCGCTATCCGCCGGTGTTGCCGAGGCTAATACCAAGCTGACCATGGCGCAGATCGCCCGCCAGGAAATCACGCGCATCCTCGACGACATCGAGCGCGCCGACCCTACGTTGCAGCCCAAGCCTCTCGATATTCCGGCTCCCAAAGCAGCGCCAAAGCCGGAAGCCGCAACGGCCAAGGCAGATCCCGCGCCTGGCGGAAAACCAACTAGTGCAAAAAATGCCTCAGTTGAAAGCGAGCCAGCCGCAGCGCCGAAAGGCGAGGCTGTCGGATCCGACCCGGTCGTGCAGGTCGCTGACGAAATCTTGGCCCGCGTCGAAGACATGCGAATTGGCACAGGCGCCATGGACGCCGACGGCAACCCCATCACCGTGTCGGCCCGTGAACTGCTTGCCAGTGCAGATGCAGACATCGCCCAGGCCACCCAGGACGCCAAAGGCTTTGCAGCCGCCGCTGCCTGCTTCTTGCAGCGAGGGCTTTAAATAGTCGGGAAACCGTCTATCCCGCAACCATAGGCTTGCTCCCATTCAAACAGGAGCAAGCCCATGCGCCCCGAATGCATCAAGGCCGTAACCCAGGCAATTGGCCGCCCCCTCAACCAGCAGGAAATCCAGGGCATCGAGAACCGCGTGCGCCGAAACATGAAGCAACTGGCGCAGACCGATACCACCTGGCAATCCAAAACTGCCGCTGACCGGCTCAACGAGGCCGCCGCCAAGTCTGCCAAGGATCTGGTGGAAGAGGCGAACCTCAAGAAAAAGCGTGTGGCCCTGACCATCCTGGCCCACGACCGCATCGACAGCTATATGAAGCTCTTCCCGGATCAGCCCCTTGAAGGCCTCGACCGTATGTTGGCGTTTTCCGCCGACGGCAAGAGCGGGATTCTGTCGATTGAATCCTCCACGCGCGCCATCCGTGACGACTCATTAAGCCGCATGCTGGACGTGATCGACCAGACCAAAGGCAAGTTCCTTGGCCTGTTCCAGAATGAAGCCGGCAACCTGGCACTGGTGCGCGAGCTGCACGGCGAGGACTCCGGTGATGCAGTGGCCAAGACCGCCGCAAAGCAGTTCAAGGACACCGCCGAGCAGCTGCGCCAGCGCTTCAACCGCGCCGGCGGTGATATTGGCTTGCTGGACGACTGGTCCATGCCACGTGATCACTCCCAAGTGAAGGTGGCCAAGGACCAGGCCAAGTGGGTTTCCGACCATGTGAAGTGGGCGAACCGTGACAAGTACCTCAAGGAAGACGGGACGCCGATGAATGACGCCGAGCTGGCCGACTTCCTCGGTCACGCCTGGACCACGCTGGCCACCGGCGGCGCCAACAAGATGCAGCCCGGCCAGGCGGCTGGTAACGGCATGCGCGCCAACCGTGGAAGCGAGTCGCGGCAGATCCATTACAAGGATGCGGAAAGTTTCATTGCCGCCCAGAAGGCCTATGGCGATCACAATTTGCTGGAGCTGCTGATCGGGCACATAGACCGGGCGGCGCGGGATATTGCTCTGGTGGAAGCCCTCGGTCCCAATCCATCCAACCAAATGCGGTACTTCTTGGATTCCGGGCAGAAGGCCATGGATACCGCCAAGCCAAACGACCTGGCTAAGACCGCCAAGCAACGCAAAAAGATCGAACACCTCTACGAGGAAGTGGCCGCCACCCGCGAGCCGCCAGTATCTGCCGCCCTGGCGAATGGCTTCGACACCTACCGGGCGCTCAACGTAGCCAGTCGCCTGGGCTCTGCCGTGCTGACATCGGTCACCGACCAGGGAACCCTGGGCCTCACCGCGTCCATGAACGGAATGCCGGTGATGAAGGTGTTCGCCAATGAAATCCGAATGCTCAATCCAGCAAGCGCCGGTGACCGCCGTCTTGCGCAGCGCGCCGGCCTCGGCCTGAATCAACTGATCGGCAGCCTGAACCGCTTCGGCGCCGATGGCCTGGGCACCAATGAGCAGGTCGCCGGGCGAATCGCCAAGTTCTCGCAGACCGCAGCCAGCAAGGTTATGCAGGCGTCCGGCCTCAATGCATTGACCGCAGGTTCCCAGCGCGCGTTCGGCGCGACCATGCTGGACACCATTGGCGACATGACCCGCCGGCATGATTCCCTCGCAGCCATGGACCCAGCAGACGCCAAACGCTTGGCGGGCCAAGGCATCACCGATACGGACTGGTCTGTCTGGCGCCTGGCCCAGCCCGAGGACTGGCGCGGCGTGGGTGACACCGTGTTGACGGCGAACAGCATCTACCGCATCCCGGACGCCGATCTGGTGGCGATGGCCCAGCAGCTCAAGACAACCCCGCAGCGCCTCAAGGATCAGGCCGCCACCAAGCTGCTGGGCGCCGTGCTGGACGAGACCAACATGGCGATCATTGAGCCGGGGGCCCGCGAGAAGGCCATGATGCATGGCGGCGTAGAGCGCGGAACATGGAAGGGGGAGCTTATGCGCTCCTTCTGGCAGTTCAAAAGCTTTTCCATCGGTATGATCATGCGTCACGGCGCGCGCGGCATGGCCCAGGAAGGGTGGGGAAAGGCCGGGTATCTGGCTGCGTTGGTCGCGTCCACCACGGTGCTGGGCGGAATGGCTATCCAGCTGGGCGAGATTGCCGCCGGCCGCGATCCGAGGAATATTACCGATGACGATACCTTCGGCGTTCCGGGTTTGCGCTTCGGCTTGGCCTCATTCCTCAAGGGGGGGGCTATGGGCCTGTATGGCGACTTCCTGTTCTCCAACACTACCCAGGGCGGGCGGTCGTTCGTCGCCTCACTTGGTGGCCCCATCGCCAGCGATATAGATGCCTTGTCGCAGCTGAAAGGCAATGCCACCGAGGGAGAAGGTAGCAAGGTCGGGGGTAACCTCGTCGGGTTTGCCAAGTCCCATATTCCCGGCGCCAACCTCTGGTACACCAAGGCCGCCACCGATCACCTGATTTTCAACCAGCTGCAGGATTACTTCTCGCCGGGTTACCTGCGCCGGATGAAGCAGCGTGCCCGCAAGGAATTCAAGCAATCGTACTGGTGGGAGCCGGGCGATTCGATACCAGATCGCGCGCCGAACCTGGGCGCCGCAGTGGGAGCGAAGTAATGCGCGATGATCAAATCACCCGGTTGCAGGCGCTCAGCGAAAGCCTCGGCGAAGTTGTTATCCATGAAGTGGACCCAGCGAACTGGCCAGGAGCAAAGAAAGACCCATCCGACCTCACCCAGCAGGAGCGAGGTGATCGTTATTGGAGTAAGAAGAACGCCGCCGCCACCATGACGCTGTTGCTCAAGGTGGTGAACATCACCGGCGTCCTGAACAAGCAGAAGCCAGGCAAGGACGATGGCGATGCTGCCGAAGAGTTGGACGGTGAACTAGCTGCTGCCGAGCGTGAGGCCCAGGCCATCATCGACCGGATGCAGAAGGGTGGTCATGTCCACTGAGCCTGAAAAGAAAGTCAGCCTGCTGATTTTCTTCATGCTGTGGGCGCGTCGCATGCGATGGGATGTGCCGTTCATCCACGTACAGGCGCTGATATGGCTGGAGGCGAAAGGGCCTCTGGCCGTTTTGCGTTGCTTTCGGGGCTTCGGTAAGTCGACGCTACTGGCGATCTACAACGCCTGGCTGTACTACAAGGACCCGACTTATCGAATCCTGCACCAGTCGGAATCGGACCCCACGGCCTACAAGACCAGCCGCGATACGCAAAACGTTATCCGCAACCACCCACTGACCCGCCATCTGTTGCCGCCCAACCAGGGCACGGTTGAACAGTGGTGGGTTGAAGGTGCCGCCGACTTCCGTAACGCCAGCATGTTCGCCAAGGGCATCCTGTCGAACGTCACTTCTGCCCGTGCGGACGAGTGCCAGAACGATGATGTGGAGGTGCCGCGCAACATCCAGACACCCGAGGCGCGGGAGAAGCTGCGCTACCGCCTGGGCGAGCAGACGCACATTCTGGTGCCCGGTGGCAGCAAGCTCTATATCGGAACGCCGCACACCCACGACAGCCTGTACGACGAGCTCGAAAGCATGGGTGCCGACTGCCTGACCATTCGCATGTTCGCCCAGGAACACCGGATAGAGGACGCCAAGCAGAACGCTTATGACGTGCCGTTCGTGCCCGAAGTGGTGTTCTCCGGCATCGGTAAGCACGCCCGTGTGCTGGTGCTGGGCAGGGATTACCAGGCCACCAAAACCGGTATCGCCTTCTTTGCGCCGCCCGGCACATTGGTGGACTGCTACGCCGGTAGCGCCTGGCCTGAACGCTTCGACATGGCCACCCTGGAAACCCGGCGCCGTGAAACTCGCACCATCAACGAATGGGACTCGCAATATCAGCTCCACTCGAAACCCGTCACAGAGGTTCGCCTAGACCCCGCGCGCATCATCCCGTACGACGTTCAGCCGGTCATGCGCTACGCCAACAACGCGGCGGCCATGTACCTGGGCGAAACACAGATCGTTGGCGCGATTGCGTATTGGGACTGCTCTTTGGGCAAAATTAAGTCAGACGCCTCGGCGTTCTCGCTGATCCTGACCGACGCGCGCGGTCAGCTGTATTGGCATTTGGCAGTGGGCCTGACGGGTGAAATTGCGGAGTTCGATAAGAGGGAAAGGATCTGCGGGGGCCAGGTTCACCAGATCCGCGAATTGGTGGTCAGGTATCAAATTCCGCGCGTGATCATCGAGACAAACGGCCCGGGCGGGTTCGCTCCCGCGATCCTTAAGCAGGCCTTGAAGGGCACCGGCTGTGGGATAGGGGAAGAGCATTCCAGCACCAACAAACAGAAACGCATCCTCGATGCCTTCGAATCGCCGCTGTCCGCCCGCTTCCTGTGGGCGCACGTCGAGGTGCTGAAAGTCATCTGGGACCAGATGCGCGACTTCAACCCGGCACTGACCACCCAGGAAGATGACTACATCGACTCCGGCGCCGGCGGCATCGCCCAAACCCCTGTACGCATTGGCCGGATAGTCGGGAAACCGACAGAGACCCGGCGAGACGATTGGCGTCCAGATGCGGGCGTGCACGAGGTTCAAGTGGACTACTAGCCCGCGACCACCAGAGGGCGCAGAGCATGGCAGTTCAACCAGGACCAACCGAAAAACGATACGCAGCCAATGGCGTATCACTGATGTACACCGTCCCCTTTCTGGTGATCGAGGCCGGAGACCTTCAAGTCCTGCTGAACGGCGTCCAACTCACGTCCGGCTTTACTCATGTCGGTGTGGGCCTCCCTATCAGCTACATCGAATTTACCGTGCCACCGACAGGCGATTTGCTTCTGCAACTCAGCGTGCCATTTCAGCGCCTTGTCGATTATCAGGAGAACGGTGATTTTCTTTCGTCCACGGTGAACCGCGACTTCGACCG